ATTACCATCCAAGCGCGCATAATTGGATCCGCGCCCCCTGGCTTTATTTCGAAAACCAAGGGTAAGCGCGCCAAGAGGGACGCAATGAAAAAACCATTAGCCCAATTCAAACGAAGGGTTGCGGATACATCAATGAGGCCAATGACGCGGGATCTGTAGCCGGCATCACCAAACGCGGTATCGTCTAGCTCCGTTGCCGTAAGCTCAACCGAAAATTCCTTTCCGGTTGCGACAACTGTCATTGGAATATATTTCCCGGAAATTGTAACAACACCCCCAGGCGGCGCGGGCAATGTTACCGAGCCATCAAGATAGTTTATTTCATCGGGAACAACGGGAACCCCGCCATCTTCTACAACTGGAACGGTTGCCCGATCAAAGATTTGTTTTGTTGCGTCCGTGACTTGATAAACATTGCCGCTCGTATTGGTCGTTGCTTCATCCGTAAACGTGGTTGCGGTCCCCGGTTGCTTGATTGCGGTATTATAAGAAGCTGTCCCCGTCATGGCTTAGGCCGGCGGATCGGACGCCGCCGCAGTCACCGCGCCATCCCCTTTTAGTTCAAATGACACAACTTCTTTTCCATCGACTCCGCCGGCTTGCTTGTAATTCAAGATCTTGCATGGAATATCAAAGCCATCAGCCAAGACGCCAGAAGGAAGATATTGAAAATAAGTTGTTGCCCTGGCTAAGAACTGAGAACGAACCGTTGCAAGCGCAGTATTCAGCGCGCCGCCGGTAATCATGTATTCACAAGTCACAGAAAGGCCGGAATCCAAAAGGCCCATGATTCTTGACCGAACCCCCGCATCCAAAGAGGACGTATCATCCAATTCGGCCGCCTCAAGATCAAGGTTTCCATCGGCTTGCGGCAACTCTAGCCAGTTTGCCCCATCGGATACTTTTATCTTTTTCCCATATGCCGCGGTTCCAGTCATTACCGCCCCCTATTGTTCAAAAAACGCCAAGAAATCATTTGATGTTTGATAAGCATCTTCGTCATCGTCGTAAAAATGCTGTCGATTGTTCATCATAATTGCCTGTATTATTAGCCCGTCAATAGTTCCATTGTATCCATCAAGCGAAATTCTTACAAGTTCGGAAACTACATTTGCCGATTCCCTGGAAGCCGCGAATACATCAACATCGATTCCGGCCTTTGGTAAATCATCAACCCCGCCCGCAATTGGATTGTGAGTTTCCGAGGTAAGAACAATACGGATTGCGGGATATTCAACATTTTGAGGAAGCTTGTCCGGATAAATCCTATTGGAGACTTTCGCCACAACATCAGCATCATTTGAAAGCAAGGAAAAGAAAGCTTCATCTATTGTCATCGTTTTCCCTTGGCTTCCAACTTTCGGATATGCTTTCCAATACGGATCCGCATTTCTTCGGAAAAGATCCGCATTGACGCGCCCTTGTTTGCTTGCCAAGCCGGGCGCACAAAAGGCCGCTTTTCATGTTGCTTGGATCCGTATTCAAAAAAGATTCCATAATAGTTTTCAGACCTTGGGCCAACGATAATTATCACCGGCGCATTCTTCCCGCGCTTGCCCATCTTCAAAGACTTGATAATGATTCCGCGAGATAACGGCCGCTTGACGACTTTCCCGCGCACTTTGGTTTTGTGCTTCGCGGCCTTGGGCGCCCGGATCTGGATTCCCTCTTTCACGGGCTTTGCTGATTTTCTTAATGAAGTCCTAAGCGCTGAACGCGGCAACCCTTCCGGAATATCTCCCAGGTTGGCAAGAACCGTTTTCAATCCAATGATATCCGGATCGCGGGCAAATCCAAGGTCACTCACAATTGAACCTCTTTACAATGGATCTCAATCCTTTCATGCTTTTCTTCTACATCAATTGTATTCTTGATCTCGAAAATGCGGGTTCCATAAAGAATTCTTTGCTTTACCGAAAGCCCTGGGATAAATCGAATGATAACAACGTGGGAAATCTCGGATACCAATTGAGCGGAAGTGAATATTTGCTTGGCGGTTCTTGGCTCAACCCCGGCATATACAGTTCTGAAATGCACCCAGGTTATAACTTCGCCACCGGCGGCGCCTTTCGCAACCACCGGGCTTTGAATTATTACCCTATGTTTTAACCTTCCCGCTCGTATCATCAGTATGGAATTTCATAACTTTTATAAACCGCTAACGTGGCATCTGGAATCCTGGAAGAAGGAACACCGAAGAGAAGAAACCCTTCCCGGTTCTCATACATGAAACCCAAGTGCGCTAACATAGCTTGTTTGATTGGCGCCGGAACATCGGCCGGATTGCCATAGCCCGCAATGAATTCTATTTCAATCGGGTTCAATACCCCGCTTGTTCTGACACTCGGCCAACCTTCACCATAAGCCGGAAGAATCGCTTCCCGCCCTGGCCTAGTGCCAACAACATACTTTGCCGAATCCCAGGTTTGGAGAACGCCATTAGTATCAATGTATTTTACGGAAGTAATTGATTGCAAAGGCGCCCTTGGAATTATCAATCCGGTCCCCGAACTATCTGGAAAAGCTTTTGGATAGTAAGTCAAAGTCTGAGTGATCAAGGCCCGTCCGGTATGCTTTTCTGCCTGAGTTCTTACATTCTCAATCAAAAGAGTAAGTTGTGGATCCAAGGTTGAATTGATTGCCGGGATATCCGCGCCCAGGTTCGCATCGGAAATATTATCTTGATAAGTGGTTGCGGTGTTATCGGCTACCGTGGCAACCAATTTGAAAACGGATCCACCGGCGGCGGTCCGGTATACCTTCCGGCCTGTTACCAGGGAACCCCCAATTGGAAGCGTGATATCTGCCTTGCCCTGGCCGGCGTCGGTTGTAAGAACTTCGGAACCTGGGCTTCCGGTTGTTTCACCGTCGGCCGTTTGAAAAGTGATTTTCCATTGGTGCGCCCCGTTGTCTACGTTCCCGGCTTCGGCAACAAGCGCAACGGTTGGAAGTGGCGGCGCGGGTTCACCGTCTGTTAGATCAAGACGCCGATCCCGCTTTACCTCTTCGATTGTGAGCGGTTCCAGCGCCGGGCCTGTTTCTACCTCGACACTGAACATACTTTTTACCCCTCATCAAATACGGTTCCGCGTAACTCTTCCCCGCCGTCTTCCGGCTCTTTGGGTTCATCCTTCGGCTTGTCCTTGGCTTTCGCCTTCGGCTTGTCCTTGGGCTTCTCTTCTTCGTCCGGATCCGCGGCCTTTCTCTTCGCTCTATCTTTCTCGCCCTTGGTAAGTTCTTTTGTCTCTTCCGCTTGTACGGATTTACAAAGTTGTTTCCCAAGTTTTTGATCAACAATGGCGACTTGCCCAGGCCCAATTGTTAGTTCGGGCGTGTTCAAGCGCCCGAATACTTTGATTCGCATTGTTTTCATAATTTAACCCTCCGCCCCAAAGATACCATTTTAGGAAGGGGAAATTAAGCTAAGGGAATTTATCAGGTCGGCCGACTGTGTTACCGGCTCAATCCTCCCCTTGTACTGAATTGCGATGATCGCGGCCAAGGTTGCATTTGCCGTACCAATGACTGATTCTGCGCGAATGTATCGCTTGAGCGGCCGATATACATCAAGCCCCAAAAGTTTATCATCCGCATCGGCGGCCCCGGCGGTGAAGGTTGCGTTTCCATCGGTGAGCTCGGCGGCATCAGACATATCCGATTGGCCCCCCTCTTGAGCTTTCAAAGTGATAACAGAAGTATCATCAACATCATCAAACTTTGCCAAGAAAAGAACCCCGTCAAATCCCTGCATATCCAGGGTTGCGCCCTGGACGGTTGCCTGTCCGTCGGCCTGGGCGCCCAGGGAAACACTTATTTTTGCGCTTTTTAGTAAACCTTGCATCTTGTACCCCTTCTCAAAAGAATCATTTTAAGATTGAATTCTTTTAGTTTCTGTTTCCCCTGGCTTATGCCGCGCCCATTTTTCCGCGCTTGAATGCTTCCGAAAGCACGGGTTGCCCGTCAAACTTCATACGGCCAATATAGCCCGTTTGGTTGTTCTCCGCGTAAAGCTCGGAAAGAACTTGGATGACAACCTCTTGACTCATTCCAAACCAATAATGGGATAAGTCACCGAACATATACACATAAGCATTTGCGGCGATTGTATTGGGCATATATTCAGAAAGAATGATTTCTTTCCCTAAAAGAGTTTCAGGGTCATCAATTTTGGTATTGGGTTCCCAAATGAATTTGTCTTCACCATCGGTAATCCTGGCAATATGGGAAAGAATGTCCCGGTGCATTTGCCAAGTTGCTGTAGGCCAATACCCTTCTTTCAACCCATGCTTTGCTCTCATCAGGTTTTTGAAGTCAATTAGTGCGGCGGTATTGTCGGTTGCAATATCCCGATCCGTATCAATTCCATCGGCGCTTGCTACCATGAAGCCCAGTGGCTCCAGCGCGCCGGATCCGTTTATGATCTTGTTTTCCTGAACTGCTTTGAACTTATAGCCAAGGCGCTCATTGACAAGAGCTTCTGGATTCATAACGGCAATTCTCAAGAGTTCATTGGAAACCTTGATTCTCTTGGCCGCTGGATGCGGAGTGATTCGCCTCTTCTGGAATCCCATTGCGGAATCATCTGATCCGGTTCCTAGTTCCGGAGTCATTTCTGCATCGTCTGGATCCGCGGTAAGCTCGGCTACTCCGTAGGAATCGGCGGTTGTAGGCGGAAGGGTTCGAACCGCATCTTTCAACCTGAAAGAGTTATCAATGAACTTGATGAGTTCGGGAAGGAATTCTTCGGGCATGATCAATGCGCCACCGGCGGCAACGTCATCAGAAGAAAGAGCGCGTTGATTGTCACCCTTGAAAACCATTGAACGGAATTCCTCTTGGGAAACTTCGTTTCTTCCACCAATCAAATAGCGGCGAAAGATTTTTTTACGCTGTTCCTTGGGATCATCATTCTTGCCATCTTTTCGAAGATCATCTTCAAGCTCAAAAGCTTTGCGATTCATGGACCGCTCATTTTCAACCTGGGCGCGTTCGCGCTGAATCTCTTCGACAACAACCCCGATCCGAGTATGATTCTCATCAATCTTTTTATTCTCGGCCGCGCCGCGGTTTTCTTGCCCCATTAGGCGCCGGGTATCTTTGGTCAAAGTTACACTTTCCGCGATGAGTTCCCGTAATTTCTGACTCATTTTCCATCCCCTTCTAAAAGTTGAAGTTGCGCTTGAGCTTCAAGCTGGTTTTCCAAAAGAAAAATTCTTTCTTCCATATCTGATAATTTTGATTTGAGGTCTGCAAATTCGGAATCATCCGCGGGCGCCTCGTCTCCCTTTGAATCTTTTCGCAATTCCTTGAATGCCAACTTTGCTCGTTCCTCGGAAACCTTCAAAATTTCTGCAAATGGGGCAAAGGAAATAACTCTTTTTTCGTTTCCGTTTTCAATCCAATCTTTCATGTCGTCGAAACTAAGGCCATCGGAAACCATCATCAACGCTTCAATCACATCTTCGCGGCTTGTCTCGTTGTTGGTTCTTGCGGCAATCAGGGTTTCAATTAGCTTTGGATTCTTCGATTCCCCCCGGCTGGCGTGACTGATTGATCGCGCGCTAACTTGAACCGAAGTTTGCGGGTAAGCTGGAATTGTCACCGGCGAAACATC